TAAATCGTTGCATACTTGTTTTTTTCATACAAGTATTTATACTAAACGATAATTTTGCAACCATTTCTGTTTCTAGGCTGGTTGCCCACCCAATGAATTACGCCGCTAGGCGCATTTCAAATGGAGCGTTATCATTCGCTGCATTTACTTTTTTTGGTCTATAAAGCAACCAACCTACTATCTACTTCAACCCTTTCAACGTCAATCGATCCCTTGCTGGCCCATCAAAGATACATCGGGTGTTCGGAAAAACCTATTACACCATATTTGTTCCGACTATGGAAACCAATGTATCTGTGGTGGACCAGGAGGCAGTCGAAGCCTCGTCTTGCCCGCCTATTAGTTGCTATCAACAATAGTATATTATTTATAGCATAGGGAAAGGGTTATGTCAAGGGTTATTTTCGGGTAATTGTGGTTGTTTGCCCATCTGGTCCGCTGCCACCCCAAGGAGCCGTAATATTACGATCCATAGAAGTATTAGAGACTTGCATCAACTGATTGAATACTGCGCTAAATTTACTTAACAATCCTCCCAGACTAATGCTGCCTAATAGGGTTGAACCCAACGCATCAATATTAGATGGAGTAATTTGTGATAGCATTTCTAACACACCATATACCATTTGATCTGTGCTAAATGGATTATCATACTTTGTTGTTCCAATGTCACCATAAAGCATTTTAGTAAGAATACTCATCAGGGTTGCAACAAATGTATCATTATTAGTTAATACTAATCCCTTTTCATTTATTTCAGCAAATGGTATCTGTGTACGATCTAGTCCAATAATATAAGCCTGATTACCAACAACAATAATATTACTATCAACAGCTTGCTTCAACATATTCATGCCAATATTTTGACGAACTTGTGGATTGGTACCATTCCATTGTAAATCATAATAGGTTTCATCAGCCTGTGCTGGTAACATTTTGCTTGGATCATAACCAGCGTCTATGAGAACAGTGTTGCGAGTATCAACATAGATATCTTGCGGAGTTTGTGGAATATATTGATCTGCAAGATTTTCAGGAACGATTGGTAAATTACCAGTATATGCTGCAACATAAAAAGAACCAGGATCGCGATAATACTGACTATGTGGAAGTTTAAAGCGTTCTACATTAACACCAAGTGGTTCTAACGCAGCCGCATTGCGTCCCATGCGCATTGCGCCCTTGATAGCATCGCCATAAATGTTATCACTTGCAACTCGTTCTAAGTAATCGCCAATTTGACCATAGTTATTTTGTTGACCATGATAAGGTAAGCTATCAGCAAATACATAAGCACTAACTGGATTATTGCTATTATATGGTTCAAATAAATTAACATTAAAGTTAGTAATATGATGATTTTCTTTTAAGATTTGAGCACAACTTGCAGCATGTGCTTGTTCACACGCTTGGATTGCTGCTTGAATGGCAGGATCAGTTATACCTTTTACTGCTTGAAGAGCAGTTTCAATCTGTGCAACTAATGCCAATACAGCGTCATCTAGTGTCATGTATGTAACACCATTGATAACAATGCTATCAGCACTTGCAGGTTGACCACCACCGCCAGCATTGCCAGGAACATGATAGCCACCTGTAAGAAGTTTTTGTAGTTGAACAACTAGCGCGTTTACTGCTTGACCTTGTGTTGTATTCATCAAATCATTATTTGCTGCAATGATAATTGGCAGCGTGTCATTGTGAACATAACCAGCGGGCGTTCCAATATAATCAGCCATTGTTAATTCACCAATGCTGCCACCGCCAAATCCCCAAGTTTGATAAAGTTTATCTACTGCGGGTTTATACATTGGTGTGCTCATTTGACTTAAATGATTCAAGTCAAGACCAGCATCTGTTTTACTAATTGCTGTGCCAATTTCTTGGAATGTTTTTGATTTTGTAATACCAAGACTAATAAAATGTTGACCTAAATCTTTAAATGATTTACTTGGGCTAGTCGCTGCTAAATCTGGACACATATGATTAAAATCAGTCAACTGTCCTAAATTGCTCAACGGAACACCAACATTAAATTTACTGCTAACAGCACCAAGTGCCGCAGGGTCAGTAATATTAGTTAGAATTTGATTTACTTTTGTATCATGTAGAGGATTATCAATGCCAGCAATTGGAATATTGTTTAAAACAAGTTGCTGAGTTAATCCTGTTGCAATGCCAAGGCCAGCCGCAACAATTTGATTAGCAACATTACTTGGTTGCTGTAAACGCAGCAGATTACTAGTTGAAAATGTTCCAAGATTTGATAGGTTACTTGCTGCTGCTGGCAGATTGCTAGTTAATGCACTCATACCGAAGCTAACAATGCCATTATTGTTTAAGAAATTTGCGCCAATTCCGCCTGGGCTATTTGCACCAAATGCAAGACCAGCAGCTTCTGCGGCAGCGCCGACCACATTATTTGCAATACCACTATACGCATTGGTTAATCCAATCTGCTGCATAAATGCACTAGTGCCGCCATATGCGGCACTGCCAATCATATTGTTGGCAACATTGTTAATCATGCCAGTTAATCCGCCAGCCGCACCAAATTGTTGAATTGCATTAGGAAGATTTAATGGATTTTGTAACACACCTTCAAGTGGACCAATCAATCCACCAACCGCACCGTTAAGTGCTCCGCCTACAATATTAGTAAGACTGCTTGGCAGAACGCCTGTAAGACTAGGAAGAATACCACTGCCAATAGAACTTAAAGCGCCCATCGCGCCACTGGTAAGCTGATTTAATGGACCAGTAATTTGACCTAATGCTCCTGCTAATCCGCCAGTAAGTGCGCCAGTTGCCGCAGACAATGCTCCACTCATTGCACCAGTAAGTCCAGTTGCGCCAAGTGCACCAGTTAACGCACCAAGTGCACCATTTAATCCTAATCCCAGTCCACTAAACAATCCAGCGCCTGCAATGGCACTTAAAATGCCAAGGCCAGCGCCAGCGCAACCTGCGCCAGTGCCAGGTGCTGCACCTTTTGCGTTCTTAGGTAGATTTGCACTTGGTCCACCTTTTGAAACTTGTCCGTTATATGTACCATTAATCAGCGCGGCTTCATCAGCACGACGACCTGGATTTGAACTTAAACTACCAAGTTGATCAGACATTGCTTGACTGTCGCCGCTTTGAGCAGCAGCAACAGGGTCAGCTAAACATGAACTATTAGGACCATAATTATAAGCAGCATCAACATAGGCTGCTTGCTGCTCAGGAGTCATATTATCCCATGCTGGTTCACCAATGCGATTGGCAATTCCAGCAGCATAGGTGTTATTCACTGATGTTTGTAAAAGACCTTGCGCATCGGTTTGATTTATTGTATCACCAGGTTGAACAGGAGTTCCGTCAGCATAATAGTGATTGCCATAGCCAATAGCATAACCATTGACATCATAATATGCAGTTGATCTAAATGCTTCTTGACTGGCAATAAAGCTAGTAGTAAGTGTTGGGTCTTTAAGTGTTGCCATTGTTATCTCACATTTGTTTTATGGAATGTTGGTGGTGTCCATGCGACACCATTTGGATAATATGTATCTGCGAGAGCGTTCAACAAACCTGGTATTGAAATAGGAGCACCTGTTGATACCAATTTTTTAAGAGCAATAGGTTGCGGGCGTAAACTATCATTTTGATTAATTGCTAAATTAGTATCAGGATTATCTTGAAGTTGTTTTAATGGACTATTCGCACTGAAATACTGAAAAGCAGTTTTGTAATCATCAGTAACTCGTGGAATAGCATTGCCACCAACAAATTTTGTTGCAGAATCAGCAGCAGTCGGTGGTATTAAATCTACTGGCGGAATATAAAGTTGTGGAGGAGTATTTAATACAGCAGATTTTAATTCATCGCTGTTATGCAAACTATCATGCACATAACTTAAATCTGTGCCAAGTGCGCTTTGATTTGTATCAAAATCTTGAATTATATAATCTGCAAATGCTGCACGAATTGAACTTCCAATAGAATAATAAGTGTTAGCATTAGCAAGATTGCCAGTTCTTGTATAGATACTTGCAGGCAGATTAACTAGCACACCAGTTACACTATCTTGAATTGGCGGATGATAGTTATTAACTATACTAACATTTGCAAGTAATCCACTGCGAGTCCAATTGAATAATTGAGTATTGATTAATGATAGACCAGCAAAAAGATTAGGTTCATTAAATGCTTTTCCACTGCCAAAGATACTTGTAGCAAAAGTTACTGGCGTTGTATAATATTGTAAGTTTGCAATGTTAGCTTGTGCGTTTGCATTAATATAAACACTAGTATCGCTTGTAACTAATTCAACTGTTCCAACATATGAGTTTGGACCAATACCAGAATTTGCAACCCAAAGTTGTTTACCATAACTTAAATCTGTTGTAAATTTTGTGCCAATGCCTGTTACTGTTTTGCTATAAATGTTACTGGTAATATTGCCAGTAGTATAATAAGTGTATGTATAAGCATTTGGAGTTACTGCACGATAATGAAAACTTGTATTAGATAATGCTAAGTTTGCATTGGCATTTAGCAATAAACTCGTATTGCTAAACACATAACTCACATATCCTACAAAGACATTGCCAACATTGCCAATTACTGAACCAGGTTTTAGTTGGGTAACAAAACTAGTTCCACTGCCAAACACATTGGCGTTGCCAGTGAATGAAGTAATTGTTCCTGTCCCATTAGCATAATTTCCTAACGCCATTATATCGGACCTATCAAAACATCGCTTTCATGCGGAATAGCATTGTGACCCAATGCTTCAAAAACTCCAAGATAACCAAGCGGTCTTCCACCTACGATGATACTCGGAGCACCTGTAATAATAGGATTTGGTGGATGCGGCGTTGGTCCAAAACCTGGATGAGATGTATACATATCACCGATACGAGCGGCGGGTCTACCGTTAATAATAACGGTAAAATCGCCCATAAAGTTAATACCGCCGCCTGTATTAAAATTTCCTATCTTGGTTGGAATTGGCATTGATTATCCTTTAAGCAGTTGCCAGTGTCAGTCCTGTCGTCTTGGCAAGATACTGAGTAGCAATATCACTTTCTGTTTTGCCAGAGAGCGCAATTGCTCTTTTATTTAACACTACTGGATCAGCGGGTGCAACACTGAAAATTGCAGGTGCTAACCCAAAACCACCGTTTGGGGTTGCAATCATAACAAGTGGTTTTAGTAAAGTATAGGTAGTAGCATTTTCTTCACTAACACGACTGATGATTTCTTCACCAGCAAAAGTTTTGAAGGTATACACGGTATTCTTATCAGTTTTAGAGATTAGCATTTTTTCTTTCCTGTAATTCGTTGAGTGACAGTTTACTTAGACCTGTATAACCACCTTCTACTAAAAGTTTGTTATTGTAATAAATCTGTGGAACGGTCTTATGTCCTTCGGCTACTAACCAGTCACGAACGCCGTCATCGTTGATATCAATTTCTGTATATTCTTCGCCCCAACTATTGAGTAGGTGCTTTGCTCCATCGCAATATGGGCAATTATCTTTTGTATATAGTGTAATCATTTTTCTTCCTTTAACATACTCGGTTTTTCTGGTCGGTCGGCGCAATAATCACATTCAGGATCATTGCAAGCTTTTTCCAACCATATATCACATGCTTCACAATAATAAGCATCGTGTTTTTCATTATAT